GACCATGCCAGGGCCATAATAAACCTTATGCGTCCCCTAGCCTACGCCTAGCGACAATGCCTAGTCAATCCCCTGGCAAATTCTCAAAATTAAATAGGACCGGTCCTGTATTGTTTGCCTAGCAAATGATTAGGGTCCTATCTATTGTCCCCTTGGTTCTCCTTGTCCAGGGAAAAAGAAAATAATATTTTCCAGGGGATCAAGGGGTACGCCAGGGCCACCAGGGGCCTACCCCTAGATATATACCCAGGTGATCAAATTTTTCTGAAAGCAACCTTTATGTGTCAAAGAGTTAATTAAAGTCGAAAGCTATAGGAATATCAAAAGGGAAAGACATTACTTAATAGGCCCCGGTAGGTAACATTAAGTACTTAGTACTATTATACACCGTATTTCAATTTTGTCAAGAGAAAAATTTATTTTAATTAATTAATCCCAGAAAACTGCCGAATAAAAATTTATTTTAATTTTTTTAAAAAAAAGACTTGACAAAACCGTATATGACGTTATAATATATATAGTGGCGCAAAAGGTTTACAGAGAATGAACGAAGCCGAAGAAAACTGGAAGATAAGTTATAAGGACATTCAAGCTATCAAACACGATAATAAAGATTGTACAGTCTGTGGATGTCCTATTTCTTTAAAAGATTTTAATGAGTACAAGATGTGTCCTTGGTGTTATGCAGAACAGTCTTTTGAAATCTTGGCGGGGGATGTGTAAAGAAGGCTATTCGTTAGTCCTTTTCCTAGGTGGTGGTGAGCAAAGCTCTCCCCCGCCAAGATACAAAAGGTAAAATATGGTTGGTATTATAAAAAAAGACTTGACAAAGAAACAGGAAACATTCCTTGATAATTTATTTTCTAATGGAGGAAATGTTATCGAAGCAATGGAAGTTGCTAAGTATCATCCTAGTTCTCGTTCTAATCTTCTTCGCAGTGTAAGAAATGAGATTATTGAACGAACTAAGTCGAGTCTTTCTGGTGCAGCAGCTAAGTCAGTTAAAAGAATAGAAGAAGCATTGGATGCTGATGGCACCATTCCAACTTCACAGATGGAAACAAGAATGAAAGCAGCTACTGATATTTTAGATAGGGTAGGTGTAGGTAAACGACAAGAGATTGATATTAGAGCAGAAGTTATTCACGGTGTAGTTCTTCTTCCTGCTAAGAAGAAAGAAACTGTCATTAATCATGTCGGATGATAAACCTAAACGAAATTATCATGTAAGTAGAAAAGTACAAGCACAGAGAAAAACTTATAGAGATATTAAACAAAAGCAAAAAGAATTAGAAAAACTAGAAAAGAAACAAGCTAGGTTAACTAATAAACCAAAGAAGAAAGGTGTAGTTAAAGAAGGCGAAGATAAGAAAGCACCAAAGAGTGAAATTATCTTTGAACCTAATATTGGACCACAATATGAATTTCTTGCTGCTCCAGAAAAAGAAGTACTATATGGTGGTTCAGCAGGTGGCGGCAAGTCTTATGCAATGCTTATGGATTTGTTACGATATGCTTCTAATCCAAATCATAGAGCATTGTTACTACGAAGAACATTAGCAGAACTAACGGAACTAATAGATAAAAGTAAACAGATTTATCCAAGAGCGTTCCCTTCTGCTAAGTTTAGAGAATCAACTAAGACTTGGATATTCCCTTCGGGGGCCACCGCTTTATTTAGTTACGTAGATCAAGATGATGATGTCTATCGGTATCAAGGCATGTCGTTTTCTTGGATTGGAATAGATGAGTTAGGACACTATCCGACACCATTTGTTTGGAATTACCTTCGTTCTCGTTTAAGAACAACCGATCCAGAAATAGAAACATATATGAGAGCAACAGCTAACCCAGGAGGAATGGGTGGCTGGTGGATTAAAAAAATGTTTATTGATCCTGCTCCACCTAATGAAACCTTTTGGGCAACAGATATTGATAACGGAGATACATTAGTATATGGAAGAGGTCATTCGAAAGAAGGCATTCCATTATTTGCTCGCAAGTTCATCCCTGCTCGCTTAACAGATAACCCTTACTTAATGCAGGATGGAACATACGAAGCAATGCTAATGTCTCTTCCAGAAGTACAAAGGAAAAGACTTCTGGAAGGGGATTGGAATGTAGCGGAAGGTGCTGCATTTAGTGAGTTTAATACACAAGTACATGTAGTTAATCAGGAAGAGTTACCTTATAACTGGATTAGAATCCGCTCTTGTGATTATGGTTTTAGTTCCCCTTCTTGTGTTCTATGGGGAGCTATAGACTGGGATGGATGTATTTGGATTTATCGGGAACTATATCAGACCAAACAAACAGCAGAAAACTTAGCTGATCTTATTCTTGCGATGGAATCTGATGATCCTACAATGTATCTTTCTGTGTTAGATAAGTCCTGTTGGAATAGAACAGGCACAGGAAAGAGCATTGCATTAACAATGATTGAGAAGGGATTAAGATGGATTCCTTCTAACTCCGATAGAATGCAAGGTAAACAGGAAGTTCATAAAAGATTACAACTTGATGAGAACTTTCAACCACGGCTACGTATTTTTAATACTTGTACAAATTTAATTAGAACATTGCCTACACTTCCTTTAAGTAAGACAAATAGTGAAGATGTAGATACTAAAGCAGAAGATCATGCATATGATGCAATTAGGTATATGTTTATGACCCAGCAAAGTAATCGCTCTTTTGTTCCTTCATACTTTAGAGGTGCACAACAACAACACGAAATACAAGATACTGTATTTGGCTACTAGGAGAATATAGATGGAACAAGTACCTAATTCAAAAAAATTAATAGAATCAAAGATGGCAACACTTATTGAACAAATGCAAGCCCTTCCAAAAAACCCTCGTGGGTTTCCAAAGGATAAGAAGAAGCACGCTTCATTACAAAAACAATTAGATACTTTATCAGGACAATTAAAAAAATTACAAAAAAAGGAAGCACCTCCTCAACCACCACGAGCAGTAACTCCAGAGTCTAAAGCAAGAGCAGCTGCTCTTTTAAAGAAAAAACAAAAAGAATTAGAAGAGAGAAAGGAAGCAGTAAGGAAAGAAAAGAAAAAAAAGAAAGTAGTAAAGAAACCTGACATTCCCCCAGTAGTAACAAGACCTTCTTCAGCATCAAAAAAGAAAGTAGTAAAGAAAGAAAAGAAATCACCAAAGGCAGAGGTAAAGAAATCTAAAGTAATTAGTACTAAGGGACAAAAACCACCAATAAGAACAAAAGTAGAAAAGAAAACTGATTCTGTTCCTTCAGGAAAATTATCAGTAGCAGACTCAAGACGAGCAAGAGGTGTACCTGCACAATTTCCAAGATTGAAAGATAAGACAGGAAAACCAACTGTTGCCTCTATGGTTCCCGAACCTTGGGAAAGACGAAATGTTGGAGAATCTGGTACTCCTGAACAAAGAAGTAAAATATATAATGAGATGTTTAAGCCTGGAGTACGTATGGAGGGAGCTACAACAGAAATTAGTCCTTCTACTTCTTCAGCTAAACCATCACCAAGGGTTCCAGAAACTTCAGAAAAAAATCAACGAAATGTCGCAGAGAAAAAGAAGGAAGTAGATGAAAAAGCTATTAAAAGAGTAACAGAATCAAATAAGGATACAGATATTTTCCATCAAATAGCATATGGTATTGGAAAAATTACTGGACAACCTGCTACTTTAGACTATACATATCCAGGTGATTCTGATTATAATAAAAGAAAGGGAGGGAAAGTATCTAATCCTTCTCGTAAGAAATATGCAATGAACAGAGGCGGTAAGGTTGCTTCTATTCGTAAACCAACCAGAGCATAGGGAGACTTAATATGCCAGCTAAATATCGTTATCCAGGTAAATCTGACTTTGAAGCTGCTGCTCCAGCAGGACGTTTGAGTGATGTAGATGCAAGTAGCCTATACCGTGAAGGTAAAGAAGGTGACTTGCTTGGTTCTACTGATTCCAAGTTCAGTCAATCTGTTCAGACTTCTAGTACGAAAATGAAAAATGATGAAGCGGCTATCTTTCGGATGGCTGAAGATCATTCTTTATATGATACTTCTGGAAAGTAATATCTTCATAAATGGACACTCCTCAAGAACAAGATGTAGTTGAGTTAGATTCAGAAGAAACACCAGCCCTTGCTGGCTACATTAAAGAAAAGTTTATCGAAGCAGAACATGGTCGATATACTGATGAAGCTCGTTGGCTAAAATCTTATAAGAATTATCGTGGTGTTTCTGACGGTACATCTACGTATACTTCTTCTGAGAAATCAAAAGTATTTATTAAGATTACTAAAGTAAAAGTACTCGCTGCTTTTGGTCAAATTATTGATATTCTCTTTTCAAACAACAAGTTTCCAATTACTGTTTCAAGTTCTCCTGTACCGGAAGGTGTAGCAGAATTTGCACACATCCCTTCTCCTGAAGAAAAACAACTTTCTGAAAATATGATGAACACTCCATTATCCGAACTAGGATATACTGGAGAAAATATGGAAGAGTTTCTTGCAGGGTTGAAAGAGAAGTATGCTGATTCTTCTTTAGTAGAAGGACCAGCTATTTTTGGTACAGCACAGATTTCTCCAGCACAAGAAACAGCACGTAATTTAGAAAAACAGATTCATGATCAGTTAATGAATACGAATGCAATGACTGTTCTTCGTCATGCTATTTTTGAATGCTGCTTGCTTGGAACAGGAATTATTAAAGGACCGTTTAATTTTAACAAAACTATACATAATTGGAAAATAGAAAATGATCAAAAAATTTACGAGCCTTATGAAAAGGTTATACCAAAAATTGAAGCAGTTTCTTGTTGGGATTTTTATCCTGATCCGGCAGCTGTTTCACTAAACGATGCTGAATATGTAATACAACGACATAGATACAATAGAGAACATTTACGTAATCTTATCCATCGTCCATACTTTGATAAGATGGCTATTGAAGATGTTCTTTCTGAATCTCCTAAATATGAATCAAAACATTTTGAATCTGAAATTCATTCAGAAGGGGATGAATATCTTTTCTCTGATAAACGATACGAAGTATTAGAATATTGGGGAATGCTAGATGCAATGTTAGCAAAATCATTTGGCTTAGATATTCCCGATTCCGTCAGTGATCTTGAATCAGTACAAGTAAATGCATGGATAGTTGAGAACCAAGTTATTAGATTAGTTCTCAATCCATTTGTTCCTGCTCGTATTCCTTTCTATACTTTTCCCTACGAACTAAACCCATACCAACTCTTTGGTATTGGTGTAGCAGAAAATATGGAAGATTCACAATTACTAATGAATGGTCATATGCGAATGGCTATTGATAATCTAGCCCTTGCTGGTAACATGGTTTTTGATATTGATGAAACCCAACTAGTTCCAGGGCAGTCAATGGACATTTATCCCGGTAAGATTTTCAGGCGGCAGTCTGGACAATCAGGTACAGCAGTTAATGGTGTTAAGTTCCCCAGTACTGCTGGTGAAAATTTACAAATGTTTGATACTGCTCGACGGCTATCAGATGAACAAACAGGTATTCCTTCTGTAGTTCATGGACAGACAGGCGTAACAGGAACAGGTAGAACAGCCGCTGGTCTTTCTATGCTTTTAAATTCAGCAGGATTATCAATTAAAACAGTTGTAAAAAATATAGATGATTTTCTTTTAAAGCCTCTTGGTGAATGTTTCTTCCAATGGAATATGCAATTCAATGATGAGAATGCTGAGATCGTTGGAGATTTAGAAATTAAACCAAAAGGAACTGCTGCTATTATACAGAAAGAGGTTCGTTCCCAAAGATTAACAACGCTGTTACAAACAGTAAGTAATCCCATGTTAGCACCATTTATAAAAATTCCCAACCTAATGAAAGAACTTGCTATTTCTCAAGACATTGATCCTGATGAATTGGTTAATGATCCAACTGAAGCAGCAATCTTTGCAGATATTTTAAGAGGATTAATGAATGCAACAGGAAACGGCCAAGAATCTCCTCCCAATAATCAACAATCCCCAGAGTTGGGAACCCTTCCAGCAGTACCTTCAGGAGCAAATCCAATGGACCCATCGGGCGTTGGTGGTGGCAACATCGGTATTGGAAATACACCAGTTGCAGGGGAAAGCAATTTTACTGGACAACCTCTTGCACCTGAAGGAACAGGTGAAGAGTTCGTTGGATAGTTTCGAAAAAGAGAAGAAGAATGGCCCTACAAAATGAAATGAATAATCTATTTCCTGAAGAAACTTCTTTTACTAAAGTAAGAGAAAGAGTATTTCCAACAAGTGTAGATAATGATGCAGCAATAAAGTTTACACAAGAAACAGTACTAGATGCATTATTAGGTGAAGAGGAAATAGCTAGACAAGAAGAAATAATGAATCAAGAACCGTCTATTCAAAAGATGAATGTAGGAAGTATAGTAGCAGGAACGACAGTAGGTTTTGCAGCAGATCAAGCAGCACAAGCATTTGGATTAAATCCAGAACAAGCGTCTGATATTGGCGCTCTTACTGGTAATGTTGCGTCTTTAGCAATGGGTGTTACTCCTGTTGGTTTAGCTGCTTTAGGATATAATGCTATTGCTGCTACTACTTCTTTACCTAATTTATCTGAAATCGCTAATAATGCACAAAATGCAGTAAGTAATTTTATAAGTGAAAATGTTACAATACAACATAATTACCCAGGAGAAGACGAGGATACTCCACCTAGTTTTCAACCACCAGGATTTAATCCTGTCCCTACTCCACAAGATAAAAGTATTGAAGTACAAGAGTTAGGAACTCTTAGTGCAGATACATCATCAGCAGCAGATTCTGCTGATACTTCTGCTGGTACTTCTTCTGGTGACTATAGTGGAGCGCAAGGTGATTCTGATTTACAAGCAGGTGGACAGATTAAAGGATATCAAGAAGGTGATCTAGTAGTACCAGAACAAGCAGATACTGAACTAGATATCGAAGGTCTTGGACCAATGGGTTTAGTTGATGATATAGATGGAGAACAAGTAACAGGTGTTGCAGATGATTTAGAAATGCAATTACCAGAAGGTTCTTATGTTCTTAATGCACATACTGTAGAACTTGTAGGTGTTCGTGATCTTAATGAAATGGTAAAGGAAGCAATTAGTATTGCTATTGAATCTGATCTACCCTTGCCTAAAGAAGTTGATGCTACTGATAAAGTTCCAATTAAAATATCAAACGGAGAATTTGTAATTCCTGCTGTTCTTGTTCCAATTCTTGGAGTAGAAAATCTGGAGAAAATGAATAAGCGGGGGCTTGAATATAGAGATAGTCAAAAGATAAAAGAAGAAGAAGGAGAACCCGTAGCTGCTGCTCCAGAAACAAACGAAAGTCTTGCAGAAGAAATCTTACCTACTGTTTAAAATGTTAGTTAATTTTTTAAAGCTTGTAGAAAATCCTAATCAAGTTGGAAAGAAAGAAGGTAAATGGTTTCCACATGTATCTCCAGAAGGGGGATTACCAACATTAGGTTATGGACATAAATTAGTTCAAGATGAGGTAGATGCTCAAAAAGTTTATAACATAAATATTAAATATGGATGTACAGATAAAGAAATAGATTTCATATTA